TTTCTTGATTGCCTTTAAAAATTCTTAATCTTTCTTTTTCAATAGCAATTTTAGCCATTACTTGCTGAGCATCAGCCATTTTATCAACTTCACCAGCTTCATACGCTTCTTTAAAAGCAGCTTTAGCTTGTACTTCTTGAGAATCAATTCTGCTAGATGCTTCTGCACTATAACCTGTATTTAAACTAGAAAGTTGTGCTCTTAAAGCATCAGCCTCTGCTTTTTGCTGTTGAGCAAATTGTAAAGCAGCAGCTTCTCTTTCTTCAGTTTCTTTTCTTTGTGCAACAAGTTTGTTAATTCGTTTCTGGGTTTTATCTCTTCTCTTATCAAGTTCTTCTTCACTTAATCCTTGAGAGACGGGCTCACCATCAGTCTCAGCTTCATTACCAGTTACATCAACAATAGCCGGTTGGCTTTCATCAATAGTTACTGGTTCTTCAACTTCAACTATTTTTGCTTCTTCTGTTTCATCATTCATTAGACACTCCTATATTGTAAAAACATCAGTTGGTTCCAAGATAGTTCCAAGAATCTCGTCGTCATTTAAAATCCTAATTTCGCCGTCAGCAAGTTTAATTCTTGTTCCAGCGTACTTACTAATAATTACCCACTCGCCTTCTTTACAGTAAGCTCCGTTAGGAAATTTCTTTTTATCTTTGTAAGCATCAGGGCCTAAAGTGACCACATAAGCTACGACCGTAGCTAAAGATTCTCTTTCTCGTGTCTCGTCGGGAATAACAATGCCACCTTTAGATTTTTCAAATCCTTGAAAAGGCATAACAACCACACGATATCCTGTGGGTTGCGGTATTCTTTCTTTTGCGGATTTTTTAAGAAGACTTGGATCAAGTACTCTTTTGTTTTCTTCAGTGTAAGCATCGGATACTTGTAGTTCAGGCTTCTCTTCCTTTTCTACTTTCTTCTCCACTTTTTTATCAGCGTACCTATCGGGTACATACAGCTTTGTTTTAGCCATCGTCACTATCCTCCTGTGACACCAGAGCGATTATCTCTTGCTCCACATAAGCCAGACTCTGTAATTGACCTATGCACGACCGATATGCTTCCCAATCTTTGCAGTTCCCTGAAGTTACTTTTTCGTGAACACTCTCCTTTTGTTCACGAATAATATGTAGTATTTTTTGGATTAATTCAACCCCATCCATCATTTTTTTTCTCCTTTACTGTATAAATTGTCAAAAGTTATATTTGGATCAGTATAACTTTCATGTTCTTCACTACTATGAATCCATTGACTAGGTATAAAATCTGGAGGTCCTTCTCCCGTTACCCAAAGAGCTGGATTCGTTACTCTAACTCTATTATTTGGTAAAGCAACTAAGTTACCTTTCCATTTACCTTCAGTAAGATATAAAACATGACTTTGTTTATGTTGGTCTGGACTATCAGCTATTTCATGTTCAGTATAATCAACTGTAAAAATGTATTTAGCTAAATAGAACTCACCATCTATTTTTGCATACCAAGGTGATGATGATGCTCTATCTATAGATATAACTGAATGATGATGAGACATACAATCCCAAGGTTGACATAAATGATTTTCCATTCTTTCTGGCCATTCATCAACTGGTATATCTGCCATAAGACCTTGTATAGGCATTCTAGCCCACATTGCACCACCATGCACATTATTTTCTAAATCTTCACAACCTGTAAATATAATTTGAAATGATAGTGATCTATCTGGGATACAATTAACAGCAACCGCCAACCCATGTATAAATTCACCATGGTATTTTTGATGACCAGCTGTAAATTCTTTTCTGACCCATACCTTAAAGTAAGGGACATTTGATATTAAATAAGACATCTCTCCTCTTTCTTATTTATTTATTTTTTCTTTTTACCGCCTACTTTACCGCCTTTAGCGTATCCTTTAGCTTTCTTTACTACTCCGCCAGCAAAATAACCTTTAGCTTTTGTTTTTTTAAACATAATTACCTCTATTTTTTAGTTGTTGTTCTAACAGCTCTAACAAGACCAACTCTACCTAGTGGGTCTTTGCTTTTAGCTTTAGTTTTAGCTTTAGCTTTAGTTTTAGTCTTTTTTTCTTCAGCCATGTTTGCCTCCTAATTTCTTTGAGATAAATCTCTTAATCGTTGAACATCAATTGACTCTTGAACTCTTTCTTTATTAAGTTTTTCTAGTTCAATAGCAATTCTTGACGCTGCCATTTCTTCTTGAGCGTCTATTCTTTCTCTCGCAACTTGTGTTCTTTCATCAGCAGTTTGTTGTGAAATAGCATTTCTTTGTGCTGTTAATTCATTGCTCATTTGATCTTGTTGAGCTTTTAATACAGTATTTGTTTCAAACTCTTTTGCATCTTGTTGTAAGCGTGCACCCTGTAATGCTAACTCTTGTTTTCGTATTTCTACAAGTGGGTCTTCATTACCTGCTGGAGCAAGAACCTCAGACAAGTTAGCAGACAATTCAGCAATGCGTTGAGCAACTTCATTTTCTATTTCCATTTGTATTTGTTGCATAGCTTCTTCTGGAATTTGTCCTTGATATTGTTGCTGTAATTCTTGCAACTTAGGTCCAAATTCTGCCTCAACTAATTCTCTCGCTTGTAACGCAACATGCTCATACATATGTGAAGTTAAAAGACCAATAATATTAATATTAGCCATAACAGCAGGTGTTCGCATAAATGTTAAATGTGCCTCAATATGTGCTTGATGGTCTTGTTTTGGAAAAGCCTGTAGTCCCTGCCCTTGTATAGCTTTAGCATTTTCAATAGCAGGGTCTTGAGGTTGAGGTTGTGGAGGAGGTGGTAATACTTTTTCAATATTACGCACGCCCAATGCTTCGTACATTCTTTTATACGCTTCATACATTCCAGCTGGTCCATGAACTTGTGGGTTCGATTGCACGAGCTGTAAACTTGTTTGAGCAATTGCAATTCTTTGAGCTGTTGAAAAGATGTTAGGGTCTGATACAGGCATAACATCAATTCTGTCATCAAAGTCTGATTGCTTAATATTTGGATCGCCACCACTTACTTCATATGGATATGTTGGTGGTGTGTAATCACGGAAAAGATTTGCTAGAAGATTAAATTCTATCTTCTGTGCATAATGTAATCTTTTGTGAATAGCTGACATAATTTTTGTGCCACGCTCTAACATAGCAACAGTCGAACCTACTGGTGCACTGTTCTGTTCAGCTAACGGCATGTCGGCAACGGACGCAAATCTCTTACCGCTCTCAACAATAATGCCAAGTAACTGTAGTAAAGTTCCAGATGGTTCTTTAAATGGTAGTGGTATAATAGACGCTCTCAAGTCTCCGCCAGGAGCATCAATATCTCTAAATTCACCAGGTTGTAATGGGTCTGATTCATCTCTAACCCTAATACCTCTAGCTTTAAAACCAGCTGGTAAGTTTGCTAATGTTCCAGCGTCGATAAGCTGACGCAGAATAGATGTAGCAGAACGAGATAAGTTACCAATAATATGTGGTAAACCAAATCCGTAGAATCCTAGACCAGGTAAAAATTTGTAATGTACAAAATATTGGTTAGGATTTTTCTGTGGGTCTTGCTCTTCGTAATTTCTTCTAATAGCAAGTATATTTGATGAACCTACATCAATAGTAATAATGTAAGGTAATTTAATTCCTGTTGGTTCTCCGTCTTGTCCAATGTCTTCAAAACCTTCTAAGTCTAAGAAAGTATGTATTTCATAAATTTCTAATTCATCATCTTCGTAAGTCATTGTTGCAGACTCACCAGATACTTTCTCCATAGTTTCTTCTAAATCAGAATAAACATGTGTTGGTCTGACGGGAACATCTCTGTAGATACCAGCAACTTGAAGTTTACGAACTTCATTTCCTGTCATCTTCAGTCTATGTGTTAGCCTAACAGCATTCGCAAGATCGACAGAACTGTAAGGAACAATAATGTCTTCACTAGGAACGAAGCGAGCCACGGGTCTTTGTTTCGTTTCATCGTAATAAACCTTTTTAAAAGCTGATCCACTTAAAGGTAGATAGAATAACAACTGGTCAAGTTCTGGATCGTACTCTTCCATGTTGTAGCAAATCTGATAGTTCATATAATCTTGAACTCTTTGTGCTTGTTGTTCTGATTGTGGGTTAGGTTCACCAATAATATTTACACGCACGGGTCCACCTGACGGCAGTAATTCTTTATAGGCTTGTGCTTGGAATTGAGTAACGCTTTCAGCTAGAACAGGATGAGTAACACCTGAAGCTCCCTCAAATGGTTCACTTCTTTCATCTTCCTCTACACCTAATAAATTTAAACCCTTCTCATAAATCTTTTCCCAGTCTTCACGAGCATCAATGTCGCTTTCTACTGCACTTAATAAATCAGAAGATATTGGACCTAATACACCTTCTTCAACATACTCTGCTAAATTAGCGTCAAAAGGAATTTGTTC